ACTGCTTACAGTTCATCAAACGAAATAACAAACTCATCTGGATCTGCTTATTCTGCAAAAGGAAAAGCTTTAACTAGTGTTACACCAGTTTTAGATTCAACAACTGCGGTTTGTGATTTTGCTGATATCTCATGGACGTCTGCGTCTTTTACAGCTAACGGTTGTTTAATTTTTAATGATACCGCAACAGGTGATCCTGCAGTTTGTGCAGTAGCTTTTGGAGGAGACAAAACAGTTTCTTCTGGAACATTCACAGTTCAATTTCCAGCAGCGGCGGCAACAACAGCTATAGTTCGAATAGCATAAGGAGTAAGTCCTTATGTCGGCAATCCGAACATTCACAGTAACGGTTAGCGATCCGGGATCTGGCAATAAATATTTTATTGATGGTGTTCAACAAGACACTATAAATCTTGCAGAAGGTTATACTTACGTATTTAATTATCCTTCGGCTCACCCATTTAGATTTTCTACAACAAGCGACGGCACACATAATTCTGGAAGTGAATATACAACCGGCGTAACTGTAAATAGTTCAACACAAGTTCAAATAACTGTCGCTGCTTCAGCACCACAACTTTATTATTATTGTTCTATTCACTCAGGAATGGGTGGTCAAGCAAATACCGTGGACTCAAGTACATGGGGAGTTTTACAATGGAGTCAAAATTCATGGGGAAGTCAAGATGCTGTCAATATTAGTTTAACAGCACCTTCTAGTTTAACTTCATCAATAGGTACAGCAGTAGGTTTTAGTGAAACTGGTTGGGGTTCAGATACTTGGGGGACAGAAAATTGGGGACAAAGTGGTCTTGATGTTTCTTTATCTGGTTTCGGATTAACTTCGACTCTTGGAACTCCAACAATTTCTACAGAAGTAAATACCGGCTGGGGTCAAGATGGTTGGGGTGTTGAAAACTGGGGTGAATCAGCTTTAACAGTTGTTGTTGATGTTGAATCTAGTGGAGTAGCAACAACAGGATTACCAGACACATCATGGGGCGCTCAAGGTTGGGGAAGTTCTTCTGATCCAGGAGATGTTGGTGTTACTTGGGGTGGAGACGTTATTTTAAATGTAGCAGATGTTATGGGAGTAACAGGAGTCTCTGCAACATCTGCAATAGGTTCTCCAACAATTATATTATCACCAACAGTTACATTAACAGCACCTTCAGGTTTAACATCTAATGTAGGGGCAATAACTCCCGCAGATGTAGTTGGATTAACAGGTTTTGGTTTAACTTCTAATGTAGGAGCAATAACTCCAGCAGACGTTGTAGGATTAAGTAGTGCAGGGGTTGCAACAACCGCAGTCGGGGATATTACAATTGATTCTGTTTTATTGGTTAATGTTACTGGCGTAGGAGCAACCAGTGCTGTAGGATCAACTATAATTGGTACAGGTGTCATTTTAACTGCACCGGCAACTTTAACGTCTGGAGTAGGCGCAATAACACCGGAAGATGTCGTGGGATTAACTGGTGTAGAAGCTACAACAGCCTTAGGAAATGTTGCACCATTAGGTTATTTTGATATTGATATTACTGGAAATACAAATTATAATGATATTGACATAACAGGTAATACATCTTATACAGATGTAGCTTAACTGAAAAGAGCACAGGAGAAAAATTATGGCATCAACTTATACGGATCTCGGCCTAGAATTAATGGCTACTGGTGAAAATGCCGGTACATGGGGGACAAAAACTAACGCAAATTTAAGTTTAATTGAACAATTAACTGGTGGATTTTTAGAAGTATCTATCGCAGGTGGTGCACAAACTACAGCTTTAGATATCGACAATGGTGCTTTAACAGGTACAGCTCAACAAAGAGTTATTAAATTATCAGGAAGTATTTCTGGAAACCAAATTGTAACTTTTCCATTACTTACAGAAAATTTTTATATTATTGAAAACGCAACTTCAGGTGCTTACACAGTACAATTAAAAGCAGCCTCTGGTTCAGGTGCAACGGTTACTTTTGCAACTACAGATAAAGCACACAAAATTATTTATCTTGATGGTGTAGCAACAAACACTGGTGTTTATGACACTGGTTTTGGAAGTGGAGACGTAACACTTACAGGCACTCAAACTTTAACAAACAAAACTTTAACTAGTCCTAAAATCGGAACATCTATTTTAGACACTAACGGAAACGAATTATTTTTATTAACTGCTACAAGTTCTGCAGTTAACGAATTAACATACGCTAACGCAGCTACTGGTAACAACCCTAGCTTTACAGCGTCTGGTGAAACTAACGTAGGTATAAACTTAGTTCCAAAAGGATCAGGTGTTTTACAAGGAAATGGTTCAGCATTAAAAATTGCTGGTAAAGAAACTATGTGGATACCAGCTCAAGCAATGTACGGACCAACAACTAATCCTGCAGATGCAGCTCAAGTAGAAACAACAGCTACAAGACCAGATTTAAAAGTGTTTGATTTTGATGCTAGTACAAAACAATATACACAATTTACAGTGGCCATGCCTAAATCATGGAACGAAGGAACTGTAACTTATCAAGTTTATTGGTCTCCAAGTACAACTAACACAGGTAACTGTGTATTTGGTTTACAAGCAGTAGCATGTGCCGATGGTGATACTATTGATGTTGTATACGGAACAAATCAAGATGTTACAGATGCAGGTATAGGAACAGTCGAAGACCAACAAATTTCAGCTGAAAGTAGTGCTATGACAGTTGCGGGTTCTCCTGCAGCAGGCGAACAAACTTATTTTCAATTATATAGAGACGCAGCAGCTGGTGGAGATACTTTTACTGGAGAAGCAAGAGTTCTAGGAGTAAAAATATTCTATACTACTGACGCAGCTAACGACGCATAAGGAGTAGGATATGAGAAAAATTAGAAACCTTCTGCCATCAGAAGGAAAAAGTTCAAAGAATACGCAATCAAGAAAAGGTAAATCATTTGGTTACCAGATTTTAGGATTTGGTGGTGGCTCAGGTGCCCCTACTTTAGATTTTGATTATTTAATCGTCGGTGGCGGCGGTGGCGGAGCTGGATCACAAGCTGGAGGAGCTGGAGCGGGAGGTTTTAGAACTTCTTATCCAGGAGGAACAAAAATAGCTTTAGAATCTGGAGCAGCCATTGATATTGGAGCTGGAGGAGCTGGCGGACCTGTAGATAATAAAGGGGCTGAAGGCGGTCCTACAAGTATTGGTGGAGATGTTATATTAACAACAGGTGGCGGCGGAGGCGGTCAACCAACTGGAGATTCATCAAATGCAAATGCAGCAGGCGCTGGAGGATCTGGCGGCGGAGGCGGATATTTACAAGGATACGCTGGTCAAGGAAACTCTGGTGGTTTTAGTCCATCAGAAGGAAATCCAGGCGGTGGAACAGGACCTTTTGGAGGAGCATCACCATGGCCACAATTCAATTGTTGTGGAGGCGGAGGAGCATCGCAACAAGGACAAGTTGGTTCTAGCGAATCTGGTAATGGAGGAAACGGAACTGCAAATTCAATTACAGGATCGTCTGTTACACGAGGCGGCGGCGGTGGCGGCGGAGCTTATTTCGGACATGGAAGTGGTGCACCCGGAGGATCGGGTGGTGGAGGCCAAGGAAGAAACGGTCAAAACGGAGCTGCAGGCGGCGGAACTAATGGTCAAGGCGGCGGCGGAGGAGGATCTGGCGGAGGACCAGGAATACCAATGTATGCTGGCGGCGGTGGCGGAGACGGAATTGTTATTTTAAGAATTGCATCAGCAGATGCACCAGGTGATTTATCAGTTGCTCCCGGAACAAATTCAATAGCTACAGATGGTAGTGATAAAGTTTTAACTTTTACAGTGGATGGAACGGTATCTTTCTAATGGCTTATTTTGCAAAAATAAAAAATGAAGCGAATGGAATCGTTTTAAAAGTATCAGTAGTTGATGATGCAGAAGCGTCAACAGAAGAAGCTGGAATTGCACATTTAAAAAATTTACATGGTCAAGATACAATTTGGGTTCAAACAGCTAAAGATGGTAGTATAAGAAAAAACTATGCTAGTGCAGGTTACACTTATGATTCTACAAGAGATGCATTTATACCACCTAAACCACATAGCTCTTGGACTTTAAACGAAGAAACTTGTTTGTGGCAAGCACCTATAGCTAAACCAAATGTTATAGAAGTTAATGAAAAAAGACTCGCTTTAGAAGTATGGAGTGAAGAATTACAAACTTGGAAAGCGTATGCAGCCGACGACCAAACTGAGTTTGTTTGGAATACTAGCTCTAACGTTTACGAAGCTTCTTAAGACTTGTTTAAGATATAATCTCTGATATAATATGCGCCATACAGCATATGAAATTATATGATAAAGAAATAAAAATACCTACACAAATTTTAGTGGCTGAATGTAAAGACACAAAATTAATTAATGATTTAATTAAAGAAGTTCGTTTTAACATGCAGTTTAAAAAAGACATGCCTGCTGTAACAGCAGAAAGCACCCCTTACGAATCTTTAGTCAACAGTAAAAATTTATTAAAATTTATTGAAGTAAATGCTAAAGCATTTAAAAAATATTATCCTGGTTTTGCTTTTAAAATTGTGGATGCTTGGGGTAACATATATAAAAACAATAATCATTATTGTAAGATCCATAACCATTATGGGTCTACTGGATTTTCTGCTATTATATTTTTAACCGATGGTCCTGGACCAGGAACTTATTTTAAAGAATATGATTTATTGATAAAAGAAAGAAAAGGAAGATTTATTTTATTTCACCCTTTAATTAACCATGAAGTTAAAAATTATAACTATAAAAAAGAAAGAATTACTATTGCTTTTAATTGTAACGCAGTATCAAGTTATGAACCCTCGGTATTAAATTTATGCTAAATAAAAATAGATTTTGGTATTTCGATAGAGTTTTAACAAACAAGTTTTGTGATGAGATTATTAAAACAGGTCTTGCAAAAGAAAAACAAATAGCTATTACCGGACAATCCAAAAAATCAAATAAAAAACAATCTAAAAAAATTAGAAACTCACATATAGTTTGGCTTAACAATGAATGGATTTATAGAGAGATACATCCTTATATTCATAGAGCAAATCAAAACGCAGGTTGGAATTTTGAATGGGATTGGAGTGAGTCAGCTCAATTTACAATTTATGATAAAAAACAACACTATGATTGGCACAGGGATGCTTGGGATGAGCCGTATAATAGACCCAATCAAATAAATATACATAATAAAACTAGAAAACTTTCTGCAATAATTTCTTTAACTGATCCCAAAGAATATAAGGGTGGAGATTTATTTTTTGATTTTGAACATGTTTATGGAAAAAAACGTCCTTTTAAATTTAAAGGAATTAAACCTCAAGGAAGCATAGTAGTATTTCCTTCAGATACGTGGCATAAAGTATCTCCTGTAACTAAAGGAAATAGGTATAGTTTGGTTATGTGGTGTTTAGGAAAACCTTTTAAATAATGAAAGTATCTATTGTTGATAATTTTTTTGATAATTTTTCTAAAGTAGAATCTTATATGAAAAATACAAAGCTATATAAATACAAAGATCACCCAGAATCTGTTGTAAATACAAATGAGTTTTGGATAGGAAGAAGAAGTTTGTTATTACATAAATCTAATCAAGATTTTTTTAATCTTTTTTGGGAAACTTTTTCTAAAAAATTTAATAATTTTTCTAATCAACCTTTAAATCTTTACAGTTATTTACATTTAAGATTAAAACAAGATGGAAAAGAATGGATTCATAAAGATGATGCTGACTATTCTTTACTAGTTTATTTATCTAAAACTAATTTTAAATCTGGGACTATTCTTTATGATGAAGATGAAAATGAAATTTTAAACGTAAAATATATTCAAAACAGAGCTTTTTTATTTAGTTCAAATTATAAACATAAATCAGCTGGTAATTTTGGAAACAATAAAAACAATGGGAGATATACCTATAATGCCTGGTTCAGATTTCAAAGTAATAGATAATTTTTTAAATAAAAAAGATTTTAAAAAAATACAAGAACATATGATGTCTCAAAACTTTCCTTGGTATTATACACCTAATGTTACTTTTGTAGATGAACCAAAAACAGATAAATATTATTTTACACATTTGTTTTATTATAACGATAGGCCTTTAAGTCCCTCTATTGATATATTGCAACCTTTGTTTAAGAAAATGGATGTTATTTCTTTATATAGAGTTAAAGGAAATTTTTACCCTAATGTAGGTAAACATTCTGAAAACAAACCTCATATAGATTTTTCTTTTAAACACAAAGGTGCTATTTTTTATATTAATACTAATAATGGATATACTCTTTTAAACAAAGGTAAGACAAAAATAGAAAGTATAGAAAATAGAATTTTATTTTTTGATTCTACTAAAACACATAATAGCACCCATTGCACAGATGATCATGCACGAGTTAATATAAACATAAATTATTTTTAATAATGAGATATAAAACAAAAGATAACTTGTTAACTAAAAAACAACATGATTTGTTACATCAGACTTTAGTTTGTAATACTTTCCCTTGGTATTATAATGACAGTATAATAGCTGAAGGTGATGATTATTATCATTTTAATCATTTGTTTTATAAAGACGGACAATCCAACTCAGCGTATATTAAAATAGTTGAACCGTTGCTTAAAAAAATAAAATTTAAAAAATTACTAAACGTTAGATCTAATTTATTTTTAAGAGACCATGTAAATACTGTTTATCCTAAACACAAAGACTATGAGTATAAACATAAAGTGTTATTGTATTATGTTAATTCTACTAATGGAGGAACTTTATTAGATGAAAAAGTAACAATAAAATGTAAAAAAAATAGAGGTCTATTTATGAATGGTGATATATGGCATTCACCAATTACTCAGACTAATACTAAATATAGAGTTGTTGTTAACATAGGTTATATAGAATGAATTACGTTGTAATAGAAAAAGCTATTAGCGAAGACTTAACAAATTTTTTATTTAATTATTTAAAACTTAAACAAAAAGTTTTAAGAACCATGGTAGATTCTAATTATATTTCTGAGTTTAATGTAGACTTTGGAAGATTTGGTGATGGTCAAGTGCCAGATCAATATTGTATTTTTGGAGATCCAGCTTTTGACTCATTGTTAGATTTAATTAAACCTAAACTTGAAAAAGAATTTAACACAAAATTATACTCTACTTATTCTTATTGTAGACTATACGAAAAAGGTAGTGAACTACCAAGACACAAAGATAGAATAAGTTGTTCTTTTTCAACAACATTAAATTTAGGGGGAGATGTATGGCCAATATATTTAGACCCTAATTATAAAAATGGTAAACACAACAAAGATTACACTGTTTATAAACCAGGAAATAAAAAGGGTAAAAAAATAAAATTAAATCCAGGGGACATGTTGGTTTATAAAGGAGATAAATTAGAACATTGGAGAGAACCTTTTACAGGAAAAATGTGTGGTCAAGTTTTTTTACATTATGTAGATAAGTCATTAAAAAAATTTATTAATGACACAAGACCTCATTTAGGATTGCCTCCTCATTTTACTAATAAAGATTAATCTTCTAACGCTCTTTTTTTTATAAGGTATTTAAGCTTAGCTATTTCTTTTGCTTGTTCTTCTTGGAGTTTTAATAACTTTTCTATGTTGTGTTTTAACAATTCATTTTGTTCTAGAAGATCTTTGTTTCTCATTACTTCACTTCTTTTAACCCCTAACTCTTCGTCTAAGGTTCTTTCTAATTCAATTATTTTTTTATCTTTATCGTCCATAATTATTTATAAAAGAGCTATGTTAAAAGCAATAGAAATTCTTTCTTGTGTTTTATTTAAATTAGGTCTTACAAAATGTTCTAACCAAGAAGGAAACAATAAAAGTTGTCCTTCTTTAGGAACAAAATTATATAATCCAGAATTATATTCTATGTTTTCTGTAAGTTTATTTTTACTCCAATCATATTCTATGCACGGAGAAGGATGTCTAAAAACAAGGTTTCCACAATTTTTAGGTGCTTTTAAATAATATACTCCAGATATCATTGTGTATTGGTGTATATGTAAATCGTTGTGATCCCTATAGTTATTTATGTTAGCCCACAGATTAGATATAGAATATCTACCATGTTTAAATTTGCAGTTTTTTGAGAACTCAATAGATGCTTCAATAATGTGTTTAGTCAGTGGTTTAAAAATTTCTAATTTGGGATCTAAGTTTCCACTTTGCCAGCCTCCGGCATTACTTACGACTCTACCAGGATCCTGTTTTTGAATTTGTTTAAGAGCCTTAATTATTTTTTTATTGTTAATTTTTATATCCAACTCTAAAGCTGGAGCTGCAAAAATGGTATCGTAAAATTTCATATCTATATCTTTTATCTATATTTACCATATAAATAGTTTAATTTCAATATTTGAAATAAAAGTAAGAATATAATATAGTGCTATTAAAAATTTTAAAACCTTATATGGTGTGAAGTATGCTACAAAAATTAGGATTTGCTCCAGGATTTAATAAACAAGTCACAGAAACCGGCGCTGAAGGGCAGTGGTTTGATGGTGACAACGTTAGATTTAGATATGGTACCCCAGAAAAAATAGGTGGTTGGAGCCAATTAGGTCAGGATAAACTTACAGGTGCGGCAAGAGCTATACACCATTGGGATAACAACGCAGGGATTAAATACGCTGCTATTGGTACTAATAAGATTTTATACGTATATTCTGGTGGAACATATTACGACATTCACCCAATTAGAGAAACTTTAACAGGAGCTAAATTTACAAGCACATCTTCATCAAAAGTACTTACTGTTACTTGTACTGGAGCGCATGGTTTATTAGAAGATGACATTGTTTTGTTTGATAGTGTGACTGGTGTGACTGGGTCATCTACATACACTGACGCTACTTTTGAAGATATAAAATATATGGTTACCTCTGTACCAACTGCTACAACTTTTACAATTACCGCAGAAAGCACAGAATCAGGAACGCCGTTAACTACAAGTGATGGTAACAGCACTTCTGTTTTATGTTATTATAACGTAGGACCTTCTCAACAATTAGGTGGCTTTGGTTGGGGCACAGCATTATGGGGCGGTACAGCTAATGGACCAGCAACCTCTACATTATCAACAACGCTTCCAGACGATGCTACTACGACTGTAGTATTAGCAAACACTTCAGCGTTTCCTTCTTCAGGAGAAATTAGAATTGGATCAGAGGATATAAGTTTTACAAACAATGACACGGGAACAGGGACCTTAAGTGGAGGAGCCCGAGCAGTTAATGGAACTACAAGAGCAGCCCATACTGCTGGAGCAACAGTAACTAACATATCAGAATTTGTTGCATGGGGAGAGGCTTCTTCTTCTGACTTTACAATTGATCCAGGTTTATGGATTTTAGATAACTATGGAACAAAATTAATTGCTCTTATATATAATGGCGCATGTTTTGAATGGGATGCTTCTCCTTCAAACGCAACAGCAATTAGAGCAACAATATTACCCAACGCACCGACAGCATCACGTCACGTGTTAGTATCTACACCAGACAGACACTTAGTATTTTTTGGAACAGAAACAACAGTAGGATCAAGCACTACACAAGACGATATGTTTATAAGATTTTCTTCTCAAGAAAGTATTGACCAAACAGATTCTTATACTGTTAGAGCAAACAATACCGCTGGCACACAAAGATTAGCTGATGGTTCCAGAATTATGGGAGCTATCAAAGGTAGAGATGCAATTTACGTTTGGACTGATACCGCATTATTTTTGATGAAGTTTGTAGGACAACCATTTACCTTTTCATTTGAACAAGTAGGAACTAACTGCGGGTTGTTAGGCAAAAATTCATGTATTGAAGTAGATGGAACAGCTTATTGGATGTCTGAAAATGGGTTCTTTGCTTATGATGGTCAATTAAAATCCTTACCTTGTTTAGTAGAAGACTATGTTTACGATGACATAAATACTACAGCAAGAGATTTAGTAAACGTAGGATTAAATAATTTGTTTGGTGAAGTAACTTGGTTTTATTGTACGTCTGGATCAAATGTTGTTAATAGAATGGTAACATATAATTATTTAGATTCTAGTCCTAAACGTCCTATATGGACAACAGGAAGTTTGGCCCGTGCAGCATGGCAAGATTCAGCAGTATTTGATAAACCACACGCAACTTATTATAACCCAGATAGTAATACGTCGTATGATGTTATTGGTAATACGGATGGATGTACAATATACTATCAACAGGAAACAGGGACCGACCAAGTCGATGCCGGCGGAGTAACGACTGCTATTCTTGCTTCAATTACCTCTGGTGACTTTGACATTACACAAAGAAGAAGTAACACCGGAGCAACTGTAGGTATGCCAGATATTAGAGGGGATGGTGAGTTTATTATGAGAATTAGTAGATTTATACCAGACTTTATTACACAAACGGGGTCTACTAGAGTTAGTTTTGTAACTAGGACTTATCCAAATAGTTCTTCAACTACTTCAAATTTTGATGTAACATCGTCCACAACAAAAAAAGATACAAGATTACGAGCGAGGTCTATAGCATTAAAAGTATCTAATACAGCAGCCAGTCAAGATTGGAAGTTAGGTACATTTAGATTAGACATACATCCTGGAGGAAGAAGATAGTGGTAGATAAAAGATTAACAGAAAAAGAAAAGAAAAAAATTAAGCCAGTTAATCAAGGTGGTGGGCCAAACTATTTAGGTAAACAAGAAACTGTAACTGTTCCTAAAAAATGGTTATCAGATCCAAATCACGTTGTAGCAGAACTTGCTTACATTACTCCAAAAGAACAAAAAATTTTATTAGATGCTAACATCTATGGATCATTAAAAGGGAAGCCAAATAAAGGCCCTGGTGGTATTATGTCATTACAAGGTGACCTTGGTGGTTACGATGCAAGTCCAGGTGGACCAGATTCTGGAGGTGGAGCTGGGGGAAAAGGTTCAGAAGCCAGAGATAAACAAAGAGCTGCAGACATTATGACTGGTAGAGTTAATGTTAGTTCACCTACCGGTGTTACTGAAGGGTA